CTTTGCTGACTCAGCAGCAGCATTGAAGGCACCCACACCCAGGGCCACCAGCCCAGCAGCCCCAGCAGCTGCTCCAGCTATCAGGGCCTTCCCCATGATGTCAGCAGACTTACCTACTGACTTAACACCATCACTGGTCTCAGCTAGTTCCTTCTTAGCCTTAGAAGCCTCAGTGACAATCTCAATTATCAGTTTGGCTGCCATCAGACTCTTCTCATCTCTGCTCTGCCTGAGTCCACCAGGAACTGCTCTGCTGTCTCTAGGGCTCTGGTGTCCTCATCTAGCCAGCAGCGCCAGTCTGTGCCAGTGATACAGGCAATACTGACTGCTCTGGAGCCAATACTGCCTGCTGGGTAGGGCCTGCTCCATTGCTGGAACCTGCCATCTCCTCATAGGAGTCCAGGACATCCACCCAGTCCTGGTAGGACATCTCACAGAGCCCATTACGCTGGAGTGCTGAGTGGATGAGGGCAGTGTTCACAGCCACTCTGTTGCCAGAGGACTCAGCAGGGAGCCTGTCCACTGCATTAATGATGTCCTGAACTGTGCTGGTGACAAACACAGCATCACCATCATCCCAGGACACCTTCCATCTCTGCCTGAGGCTAGCCACCTTTATGCTCCATTGATTCTGTTTAGGTCTGCCTGTAGTTCACTCTCATACGCTGCTGTCCAGACAGCCTGGCTGGCTTCAATGCCCTGAGTTAGGAAGGGCTGAGGGCTAATGTTCCTGGCCCTCCAGCCCCAGTGAATGGGAGCAGCGTAGGGAACTGTGAACTGCACTGCTCCCTCTAGGACAATCCCTGAGGCTCTAAGCTTCCCAGTCCTCACTGGGGTCCTCTCTTTGGCTGCTGCCAGCATGATATCTGGGACCTTCTTAGGTGGCAGTGGCCCTAGAGACTGGGCATAGGCATCCAGTTCCAGGGCCAGCTTCTCATCACCCTTAACCTCTGCTGGCACTGGAGTAGCTAGTGGTTACAGGCTGGTCAGGGTCCACATCATCATCCTGAGTCTGCTCCCCATCCTCCTGGGGCTCTGGCTCCTCCTCAGGAGCCTCCTGGCTAGCTCCACCAGCAGCCACCCAGACAACCTCAGGCATACCCTGGATGGGCCATTCAAAGTCAGTGGTGATTCTGGCATTCACATCTCCACCCACTTCCAGAGCCCTGACCTGGACAGTGCCGTAATACAGGTTCTCTGTCTCATTTGGCTGCCAGACAAAGGGCACATTCAGCAGGTTGTTAGTCCAGGAGTATTCAATGAATCCAGCAGGACTATCAAAGTCCTGGATACTGGTGCCCTGGAGTGCAAAGTCAGTAGTGGTGTCAGCTGTCAGCTTATCTCCACACAGGGTCTCTACTGGGTCTCCAGCATCATTGAAGGTTGGAACGATACGCACATTAGTGGCCTGGCAGGAGAATTCAGTTCCACCAGTGGGAGGGCCTGTAAGAGGGTCCACAGGGAGTGTGCCTCCCAGGGTCAGCTTCCCTACCTTCAGTTTGCTTTCTACAATGGCCATGAGCCTGCTCCTATAGGGCTTCAGTGAATGTCAGCAGATACGCTGGATAACTAGTCCCATTCAGGACATATGAGATGAGGGTTCCATCTGTCAGGTCCAGGACTCCAGCCACTGCTTCCACCAGTTCATCCAGTGTCTGCCAGCTGGTCCTGTCTGCTGTGAGGGCAGCAGGAGCCAGGGCCACCAGCTGCCAGCTGGCTGTGTAGCCACAGGCCACATCCCAGGCCAGGTTGGGTGGAGAGAAGAGGACCCCAGGAGGGCTCAGGACAGCTGGGTCAGTGGAGGCTCTGATGCCCTGAGCCTCTAGCTTCTGCACCAGTTCCTGAGCCCTCTGGAGAGGAGTCATGACAGGACCGGCTCCAGCCAGGGAGACAGGAGCTGGAGGACATCCCTGTCAGCCTTAGCGATAGTGGCCACTCCCAGGTCTGCCACTCCCACAATCCCATCAGGACTGTTACGCCTGGACAGGAGCCTGTTAGTCCAGAGCAGGGTGGCATAGAGAACATCTGTGGGACAGTCTGCTGTGGCCAGAGATGGTGCCCTGGCCACAATGGCTTCCATCACTGCCGACAGGGCCTGATCTATAGCGACATCATCTGATGTGTCTCTGATCCTGGCCCAGTCTTTGTATTCGTCAACAGTGGGCCAGTTAAGCCCTGTCGGCAGTGCCATCTCAGGAAGCCTTACTAGCTGCTGCTGTGCCTGTGTAGGTCCCACCATTAGTGGGCTCTGGGGTACCGCCACCATTACCAGTGGACAGAGGCAGGACTGGGACACCAGTAATCTTCACAAAGGCATCTGCGTTCAGGACCAGCCAGGCAATGTAGCCATAGAAGGCCATCTGAGTGCCCAGAACGGAAGGTTCGATTACTGAGACCTGCCCTCCAATAGTCTCATAGGTCTCCACATAGGTGGAATCTCCCAGGATGGCAGTGCCAGCAGGCAGGTGCTTATCTACCACCAGCCTCATGCCAGCCACTGACCCAGACATACTGGTGGGAGAGATGCTGCCCAGAGCATTACTGGGGTTCACAGTGGGGAACAGTTGCCTGCCAGTGGTGTCAGAGAGACTGCCGATAGCTCCCCACACATCTGGAGCCACCCACAGCGTGTCAGGCATTCCGTTAGTGGCAGCGAAGATGGTAGCGGTAGCAGCGTAGATGGCTCCCACCAGGCCCTCACCATCAGCTGTGGCCAGAGCCTGGGTAGCTGTGACAGCCCCAGCGAAATAGGTACAGAAGGCCTTATCAGTCTCCTGGAAGTAGGAGGCAGCCAGGTCACTGACCAGCAGGTCCATAATGGCTGGGTCAGTCCAGTCCCTGTCCTGCCAGCTGAGATTGATAGTTCCGCCATAGGTGGATTTCGTGACAGTGACAGGGTCCACAGTCATATTGCGGCTGGGTAGTTCTGCCTTCTCAGCTGACTGGGGTCCAGCAGTGGTGTTCTGCGTAATCATGGGACGCTGGAAAGTCTTCCCAGGACCAGGGAGTGGACGCCTGGTGGTGGCTTCAATGGCAGGCCTACGCTGGGACTGCTGGGTAAAGACAGGTCCCAGGATGGGCACTGGGAGGAGCCCTGGGTTCTGCGCTGTGGTCTGGTGAGCCACAGCCCTCTGGAGGTACCTGTCAAACCTGGCCTTAGCCTCTGGTGCCTTAGGGTCATCAGAATTACGCAACAGGTAATCAGTCAGGTACTGGCCAGGGCTGGTGTATTCCACCTCTGCCTGGCCACTGCGCTCCACAGCCTGTGTGCGCTTCTCACCAGCAGGGGCAGAGCCAATATCTGCCACCATGGTCTGGTAGGTAGCCTGTCGCTTAGCCAGCTCAGCCTCCACCTGGATGGCAGGCTCCAGCTCAGCGATACGTGAGCGTCTGGATTCACAGGTGGACTGCTCTGAGTCAGTCAGCTCCCTGTCCTCATCAGCAGCCCTGGAGGTAATGGTCTCTACGTCAGAGAGAGCATTATCCATTTGGCGCTTAAGCCAGTCCAGACGCTTAGACCCTGAAAGAGTCTCAGTCATGACATTACTCCAGTCAGAACATTGAATAGGTTCTGACATGGGTGAGGCAGATGACCTGCCTGTGTCATGCCTTCAGTGTGCGCTCTGTACTGCCCTGGATGGTGAGAGCCCAGCGGCTGGGAGCCAGGGCAGTACAGTTCCGCTAAGTGGGAGGTGTATCACCTCAGCCTGGGGCTGTCTAGGGCCTTCTCCAGCTGGTGCCTTATGACTGAAGGGTCAGTGCAGACAGGCCAGGCTGTGCGCTCCCAGAGGAGAAATTCCATCTCCTCCTCTGACACCTGGTACTGGGGCACCAGCTCCCTGGCCCACTCCAGCCATGTCATGTTCTGCGTACCCTGGCTGTCCAGTCCTGCCAGTAAGCCAGCCTCTCAGGAGGACCCTCTGGGGCACTCCTCACAGCCTCCACCTGAGCCTCTGCATACGCTGGGAACTGGCACAGGGCAACATGGTGGAGGGCCTTAATCTTCTTACGTACTGTGACCCTCTTATCCCCAACAGTCCTGGTGACGTTGCCATGAGGGTCCTCACTGAGCCTGTAGGCAACAGACAGGCCTGGGGTCTGGCCATCCCTAATCTTAAACGCTGCTTCTCTGCCTGCCTCTGTGTCATCCAGCCTCATATCAGCAGCCAGGCCCTCTGCACTGTCTCTCCAGAGATGCCCTCTGCCTACCCAGTGGCCATTGTGTTCCAGCTGGAGTCTCAGGTACTGGGGATGCCCTCTGAGGGCCTTAGCGAAACATCCTCTCTCAAACATCTCCCA